CCATACTTCAACCATGGTTACAGGATTTAAATAAAGAGGAACAAGAAGAATTAATTCAATTACTAATAAAAAACAAAACTATGGAAGAAATATTTGAAACTCTAAGAAAACAAATAAAAGGGGATTTTGACCAAAATAACATAATAATTATATTGGATAATTCAATCTCCTTAACCTGTAAAAAACACCCAATTTCAGGCACCAACAATAGCATTATCATAATACAGCCTTACCTAATTGATATCATAGAAAAAACAGGTATACAATCAATAAGTATGTATGAACAATATCAAATGATAGCAATATACCAAAACCAAATACCATATCTAGACCTATTAATTCAAGTACAATGGATAAAGATGTCACTAAACCTAAAATGCTATTTCATAAGACAATTCATACAGCAAAAGTTATTAGAACTAAATGAACACATAACCAGACATGAAACAATCACTGGAAAATCACTTACAAAGGAATATTCAAGGTTCTTCAATGAACCCAAAAAACAATATGAACTAACCATCAAAAACTATCTACAATGGAAGAAGATTTAAACTTATTATCAGAAGAACTATTAGAACAAATCTTTGTATATCTAAATGATATAGACTGGGAAGAAGACCAAATAGATAATATATTAGGTCAAATATCAGAAATAGAGGAAGAACTAGAACTAGATAAGGATTTAATCCTATTACCCAACTTCCCATATATAAATACATATCTAGAGGACTACAAATATCTAGTAATATATGAATCACCCAAGTATATTCTTCTACAAGATATACCAAATAAATTATACGACTATCTAGAACAAATAGAACTATTCCCATTCCAAGGATACTCAACCACCTACCAAGAACTAGAATACAATTACAATTACCACATAAGATACAGAACCCAGAGACTAAAGATACAGAACCAAATAGAACAAGAATCCCAACAACTAATCAAGAACCTAATCCTATCCAACCAAATAAATAATGTAACCCCAACCCAAATCAAAATCCAATTCTAAATAATATAGGGAACTCCCAAAACAAAGAAGGAAGTTCCCTATTATAATACTAAATCCCAATAACCTACGTACAAAAGGATTACAAAATACCACCCAACCCCAAACATAAAAAAAACCCAAATAATAAAAGGATAATATATAAATAACAATATAATAATATAAAAAACAAAATACCCTTAAATCCTATTCCCTTTTATTTACACCCTCTTTTTTATTTATCCCCCTTTCTCTATTCAGGATTTTTAATAAACTGAACAAAAAAGCATAAAAACTATATCAAAACATATAGTCTATCAGTTTAGGCCGGGACCTTTTTGAGTGTTTTTAGGCAGTTCGAGAGGTACTGTTTACCCCATGTTTTTGAAGCTTTTTGACTTTTAGGGCTCCCCTACCCTTTAAAAAAAAGTCTCAAAAACACAGCGTTTTGGCTCACTCACAAATCCGAAAAATTGCCCAAAAAGGCAATCCTAGACCCAAAATTGGGGCCCAAAAGGCAATTTTTAGGTACCTAAAAGGCAATCCCAGAGGCAATTTTTAGGCAATTTAGGTACCTAAAATAGGCCCAAATTTATTAAATTTCGGTACCTAAAAGGCAATTTTTTGGGCCTAAAAGGCCCTCGGATTTATAAAAATAGGCAATTTTTAGGCCCAAAATTGGGGGATTTTTATAAAAATAGGTACCTAAAATGGTCTAGGATTTAATAAAAATTGCCTAAAATTTGAATCCTGAGGGCAATTTTTAGGTAAAATTTTAAGGATTTTAGGCAATTTTGAGGCTCGGATTTAATAAAAAAGGCCCTTCTAGGTACCTAAAAAGGTAAAATTTTGGGTAATTTTAGGGCCTAAATTTAATAAATTTGGGTATTCAGGTACCTATTTTAGGTAAAATTTTAATAAAAATGGGGCCCAAAAGTACTTAGGATTTAAAATTCCCATCAACAATGTGTAAAGGATTTAAGGCCATTTGGGTTATTTTTCCTAAAATATCTTAGTAATTTACCAGTATAGAGCTAAGAGTTAATATTAAAAGTAAAAAATAAACTCTAGAAGGTATATTAAAATTAAAAGCATGTAGACTATATAGAAAGAAGATAGATATTGATATGTTATTGAGATGACATCAATTAAGGCCTAAATTTAAGGCCCCGAATTTTTATTTGCATATTATATTATTATATATTATATTTGCATTGCAATTAAATGCAATAAATATATTATTAACAACACTAAAACATTAACAACATGATTACAATCAAAAGTCATTTTGCATTCTCAGGAATCAATATTCCTAGTACAATCAATTGTTCAATCAACTCTTATTTCAAAGATGACCAATTAATTCAACAAATCGATTCCCCAACTACATCATTCACAGAACCCCTGGGACAAAATTACATTAAATCAATAATTAATAACAATTTAAAAACACTAGACAATAACCTAACAAAATTACAAAAATACCCAAATGACTCAGAACTTGTATCAGAAACAGTGGAACTATATTATGCAATAAAACAATTAAACCAATACTTATTTACCAATAATCGAATATTTGACTTGGAATCATATAATCCAACAATACAAAACCTTATTAATAACTTAAAATAATCACTTTAAAAACTTAACATTATGAATGCTCTAGAATTCAACAATCAAATTGCAAACTTAATCACAAGATTCATTACTAATATCCCAACAATAGGTCAATTTGACCCATCAAGGAGTCAAAGACCTAACAGGGATTTCATTTCAATCATAGAACTGGCAAATCTAAATTACCAGTTAAACCCAAATGATCACTCTTCACAATTAAATATTACGCTTAGAAATAACTTAGACTCAGAGGAAGAGGAATTCGATGAATTCCTACAAAATAAGGTCTATCAATATATTCATGACTTTATTGATAACTTAACAAAATTAACTGAATTACATGCAATCCCAGTTGACAATACCCAATTAAAAATATATCAACACCCAAGAATGGGGGATACCTTAACCTATCACCAATCAGATTTCAATTATTATATTACTTATTCACAATATTTAGACTAAGTTTCCATAATAATAACATAATCCTGAATGACTGGGAGACCTAAAAAGTCTCCCTTTCTTCTTGTGAATCAGAAAATTCCTACCAACAAAGGCCTAAACCGAAAAAGGCCTTTACCTTATGACAATTATTGTAATCCTGATTTTAAGAATCACCCAATAAATTACTTCCTACGCCCTATAACACATCCTGACCCAATATTCAGGAACTCAATCCTACACTTACCCACTGGGAGCAAAATTATTATATAATATATGATTGGAATAAAAATATAATTATTATATTTGCATTGTATTATTAACAACTAAAATTTATTTTTATGGAAACAAAAAATTATTTAGAGAGAATGCAAGAATTAAATGCAATCGCAACAAATTTATTTATGGGACCCAACAGACCCCAATACAAACTTGCCATAATTTTAACCATTGACTATGCAGGAGCTTATGGGCTCTCATTACCTGGTAACCTAAACATTATTAATAACGAATACTTCGAAATAACGGGAGACCCAAATAACGAAGGTTACTTTGCTCAAATAACCTCTTTACTCTTCGAAGACCAGGTAAACCTAAAACACCAAATCGCTAACATAATAACCCATAACCTAAGTTACCTAAATAACTGGTTAAACTCCAATCCTGACGATGGGGACTATTTCGACTATATACCAAGCTTAATCGACCAAATGCTCCAATTAATAAACTTAGGCTTCAAAACCTTGGACAACTTTAAAAACGAATACGACTATATTTACGAAAAACTCCAAACACAAATTAATAAATATAACGAAATGGACCCCGAAAACGGTATTAACCATATTAACCTAAATACCTTCACCTTAACCGAAGGTTACATGATACATATGCACCTATAAAAAAATCTAAACCCAATTAGGAGCCCTCAACAATGGGCTCCTTTTATTTTCACCTTAAAGGGACCACCTACGCCCTTTAAGCAAAATTAGCAAATTTTATCAATCGCTTGAATCCTTATATCGCTTGAAAATAACCACATACGCTTGAAACTACTTACCTTTGATTATTCTTTTACTATCAAAGAAACAAGGCAATATATAAATATCATTCTAGAGCCTCAAAGAATTTAAACATATTTACTCTAATGACCATAATTATAATATTTCTAAGAAATATTACTTCCTACCTGATTTACTACATACCCAATTCTAAATATATAACCCAATATAAATACCAACAAATGATTTCCTAAACTATACATACCTAATCAGATAATTAATATATTGCTAACAACGCATGTGCACCTTTCAGGCATACCAACAATGGTTCCCATCAACAAGGGCCTAATCTTACTAACGCCTTCAGACCCCCGTGGCAAATTTGTAAAAAATTGTAAAAAGAAATAAAAATAAAAATTATTTATTTTCATTCTAAATAATATTATTTATATTTATTCTAAATTATTTTATTTAGAATTTTTCTAAATAAAAATATTTTATATTTTTTAACTTCAAAAGTATTGACAAACGAATAAAAATATATTATCTTTGTTGTGTAATCGAAAGGGAAATACTTCTTAATTCATTACACATTATTATATTATTGTTTAATTTTCTAATTTTTTTATTTATGGAAACAAAAAATTTTTTAGACGAATTGTTAACTAATGACGTATTTGTTAAAAATTCAAATGGAAAAAAATCTTCAATCTACAAGAGGGAGTTATTTGCTGGATTGTTAGACGACGACAAAAAAAAGTTACGTCGAAAATTGCGTAAAACTTTACAAAACAAATTTTTAGCTACATTTTTAACAATTCGTAAAAATGAAACTGAATTGAAAAAATTGTCAAAAATTTGGATTGAGTATGCAAACAAAGTCTATAATAATATAGAGATTGTTTGCGAATCAAATACAGATTTGGAAACGCAAAAACTAATTAAGCAATTTTTGGAATCAATGAAAAATTGTGCTGCAAAAACAAAGTAAATTTCTAATTGAGTAGGGGATAAACTCCCCTACTCCAAAAATCAAAAAATTATGAAAAGGGAAAATAAACGTTATATTAACTTTGTTAGAAAAGAAATACAAAACGAGTTAGATATTTTTCAAAGTTTTTTTTCAACTCCAATTTTTGAAAAAAAAGTTGTGTATAAAGACGGGGATAAGATTTATATTTGCTTTCGTGATAATGAAAAGTTTTTAGAAAAATTTAATCAAAATTTTTACAAAGACTTAAAAAGAAAAATTCTTATTTCAATTCGTTCTAAACTAATTCGTGATAAAAAATTTAAGTTAAAACAACTAATAAATTTTGAGAGAAAAAATATAACCGCAATTATTTACGAAACACTTTAATAATATGAAACATTTAGATAATAACGAGTTGGGAGATAGATTACAATTAGTTATGAACTTTATATTTGTTTATTCAAATTGTATAAAAAATATAAATTTTAACGTTAACGACCCAATCGATAAAAACCATTTTTGCGGAGTAATCCATTTAAATAAATATGACAATTCAATGAAAAAATATTTAACTGATATGTTAAATATAAACAAACATTTTGATTATTGGGAAATTGACAAGGAAAAGTTATTTATCGAAATGGAATAATTTTTAGTTAATTAAGTTAATAAAGGGGACAAATTTTGTCCCCTATTTTTTTACATAATTTAGTTAAAATAAACCTACCCTACCCCCTTCCCAAAGCCACAACTTTTAGAGCCCATAGTAATGGGAACCCAAGGGAACCAGAGAGAGAAGAGAACCCATACAACAACAAATAACCCCATAGAAACCTCTGAAAGCCAATAACAACCAATCCATAATAATCAATAACCAATAACAACCCCCCCTCTCCAATCCATAACCAACAAAACCCAAATTATCCTTCAAACCGAATTTCAAAAAAAAATCCCAATCCCCCAATAGTAATGGGAATCCCAATCTCTATTTCAATTAAAAAGGGCTACCTCCAAGAAAATATAAATATATCTTCAAAGAGATAACCCTAAAATAAAAACTAAAACTCTAGAAAAGAATATAAAGAATAAATCCTATGCCATATAAAATAACCATAACTGAATTCCATAAATCCTTATTGAATACTTTATCCAAATGGTCAAATACAATTGAAATTAGGTTTAATATTAAAACCAGGGAAAGGATTACTACCAATATAATGGATTTCTCATCACCAGCAAAATATTGCATTAGGAAAAATCCAAAAGAAAATCCAAAGAGTAGATTTATAATATCCCTTGTCATCCTACTACTTTTATATCAAATAAACCTTCAATTTCCTCTATGGTAATTCCAAGGGATTCCAATTCCAATCTAAGGATATCAAATTCCTCATCTGTGGTTTCAGATATACTGGTTTCCGATAAATGCCTGAATGTAATATAATTATTAAAGGATAGGATATTCCTATTATTATCTACACTTAATAGGACCTTGAAATTAATTGCCATATCAGATGATATAGAATTTATAATTCCAATAAATTTACTAAATTTAGCTGTACCTTTGATGGTAACTAAGGTTCCTTTTTCTAATTCCATAACTTATAAACTTTTTTTAAAAAATCCACTATCAACTAATTCAACTATAATAATTACTATCAATGATGCTGGACTAAGGACTACAAGGAATAAACCCCATAATAAATCTCCAATAGTACATTTATCATTCCATTTTAATTTGATTAGAATAGCTGAAACTATTATTACACTAAGTATGCAGTATATTATAACCAAGGTCATTGCTTATTCCTCCCATTCAATCTTTTGTATTCTAATAACATTAGCTGTGGTTTCTCTTGCAATTTTCTCGGCAGTTTCTTTATCATATATGGCTTCTTTATGAATAATTATCCATCCCTCTTTCTTCTGGGGGAGCATCATTAAGTCATCTTTATATGTCGCGTCATCTTCAATCATAACCTTACCTTTTTCATTATAACCATATACGGTTTCTTCTTTAGCAGTATCTTCTACCAAAGCAATGATTGGATAGCTTATGCCCTTGAATAAAAGTTTCCTATCAAAGCAAATAATCCTTGCCTTTCTTCCATCTCTCGTGCAGACTGGTTTGCCTGCTTCAAGGTCAAAGGGTTTCATCTTTTGCATATTGATAACTTGTTCAATATTTTTATGGTGTTTAAAACGAGGATTATTCTTCATATCCTCTTCTGAATATTCTCTTTCTTCCATATTTTCTTTGTTTTGTTTGATTTCTACATAAATTTCATATTCGCAACACAAATCATTGTCTGCTTTATCACATTCGGGAGATTCAAAACAACATCCATTACATGAATATCTATCGGTTTTTAAAATCTTTTGCACTAATTTACCATCTAACATTGTAGGCTCTCCGACCTTTTCAAGTTTCCTAAAAACTACAGATTTATAATCTTTCCTATAAGGTGGTAAACAATTTCCTATTATATTAAGTACATTATTACAACAAATATTATTATGAGTATTGAAATGGCATATAATACACCCATACCCAGTATTCTCAATACATTGGTACCAATTATCCTGATAATTAAATATTTCACCTATTTTTCGTTCCATAATTCCAATTGTTTCCTTTCTCTTTTTTCCTGTAATTCATATACATTTTCATATAAATCCCTAATCTTCTTAAAGGTAATTTTAATTTTTCTAGAACCTTCTAGTTTTACACTTACCCTTTCCATATAACCTCTAGTTTCAAAACTACTTCTATATCCCAAAACTGTTGTATGTGAATAACCAAGGTCATTTATTAAATCCATAAAATCAAATTTTTCACCTACTGGTATTTGATTAAATCTTTTCCTAAGGATATCAAATTTACTCATAATATTAATTGTTTTATATTGAATATGTCTACTATATCTCAATTTGGTCATAAAAAAATTCCTCTACTTGGAATAGAGGAATTGAATAGTAAAAGAAGGAAGAACCAAATACTTCTTTTATCTTAAAATTTCAATATTAATACATTCTAATCCCCAAGATTTTTCCATACTGGGGTCAAAATTACCAGTTGTAGAGATTTGTAAGCCACCAAACATAAATTTTTTACCAGTAGAACTTGAGGAAGTAGAAGTAAGGTATACAGTAGTAAAATTCCTTCGTAAAGCATTAGCATTACTGGGGTCAAAATCAATACCGTGTAAATCAACATATTTATTGTCACTTACCATAATATTACAATATCTTTCTGAAGTAACAATATTCTGGATAACAGAACATGCAAATAGACGTATCAATGGTGTATTATCACTTCTAGTAACATATATATC